TTGACCCATCAACAGGCGCGGTATCCGCTAAAAAAGATAAAAAATCTACATTCACTTTAGCTGGTGGTGACATTACCAATCAGTACGTTGATTTGCCCGATGTTGCAGGTGATGGTAGCGTTTTGTTAAGCGTTGTTGGTGCAGGCGCACAAGCCGAAACAGACGATTACACCGTCAACTACACAGGCGGCGCAAGCTCTAAAACCCGTATCACATTTGCAGGTGGTTTAGCAACGGGCGGTGTGAGTGCGTTAGTTGCAGGTGACAAAGTTGTTGTGAATTACTCAGCGTTTTAAGTTGTGAACTAAGAGGCTGTTTATCAGCCTCTTTTTGGGTGGGTTTATGTCTCAAATTAAACTGAAATTTATTGAAGCCATTGCAGCAGTCAGCCCAACGTATAACGCTTTATTGACAGCAGGCGACAAAATAACGGACGTGTTGGCAAAACTTCAAGGTTTGTTGGTTTGGAGAAATACGCGCCTCACGTTATCCACCACGGCAACTGGCGGCATCAATACAACCGCTGATTTTGATATTGGCACACTGACTATTCCTGCAAACACCCTGAAAGTTGGCGATGTCATTCATATTGTGACTAATCAGAATATCGCTAAAGGCACTGGCGGAGTGATTTACTCTGCATGGTTTAAGGTGAACGGGGCAAAGACTGGCGTGTATGCCAAGTCTTTTGGCAATGCTGCTAGTGGAGCTAATGGGGTACGAGTATTTGCAATACTCACGGTTAGAAGCATTGGAGTTGGGGGAGTCTTAGTGTTTGGCGGCTATGGCGTACAGGGTACAGGAACAGACGGGATTAACAATAACAACCCTGTTATCACAGTCAACACTACGGCGGCAATGACGGTTGCTATAGGGGCTAATTTTAGCGTTGCTAATGCCAGTCACGTCATTAGCAGCCACGGTGGAGAAATAAAATTATCATGATGTACGCTCAAATAAACACATTGAATCGCATTATTTCGCTGTGTGGCGAACAAACAGACGGGTTAATTCCTGTTGATAATCTTGATGTGATTCAATCGCCACAAAACTATAAATTTGCCGATGGTGACTTTGTTTTAGATGCTTCTCCTAGTGCGTACCACACTCTTGATGCTAACGGTAACTGGTACTTAAACAACGAGATATTGCAAAGCACGAAAGAAGCGATGTGGCAATACATTAAACACATGAGAGATACACGATTAAATAGTGGATTTTTATGTGCTGGTAAGTTTTGGCATAGTGATAATGAGTCCCGTATTAAATACTTAGGCTTACTTATGCTAGGCGCAAATATGCCTAATACAATTTACTGGAAAACAATGGACGGTAGCTTTGTGCAAATGACCCCTACGTTGGCACAACAAATTTTCGTGACGGCAGCAGCTTGGGATACAGCAACTTTTGTTAATGCAGAAACGCATAAAACAGCCATGCAAGCGAGTAGCGACCCTATTAATTATAACTTCACAACTAACTGGCCTCCTATTTTCGGAGAGTAATCATGGCAAAAGTTTATGCAGTTTATAGTCGTGTTGATAAGTCGCTATTTTCTCACGCGATAAGATGGCGGATTACTCCGAAGGGTGAAAAGCTATTCCCTTACAGTCATGTAGGGTTAATTCTTGAGCCAGATAAAAAACTAATCACACTTGATTCACTGGTTACTGAATCAAGTGTTAAAGGTAAGGGCGTGCATTTTTCTACGCTAAAGAGCTTTATGAGTCATGCAAGTGCTTATTTGGTGACTGAGCTTCACGAAGATACTGATCGCTTTGATGACCTTCTAAATCTTGCCAAACGCTACGAAGGGACTAAATACGACTTAAAAGGGGCGGTTGGTTTAGGTGTTGGCGAGAATTGGCAGGAGGATGATGCGTTTTGGTGTTCGGAGTGGTTTGCTTTTAAAATGAAGAAAATCGCTATGTCATTTATGAGAAATGACATCGAGCATCGTATTGATCCTCGACATTGTTTTTTATGGCCGCAAACGCCAATCACCTTGAGTTTTTAATAGCCGCCTTCGGGCGGTTTTTCAGTGGTTTTTTATCGCATTTACGATAGAATTACGACAAACCATTATAAGTTATTGATTTATAACAATTGCAACTGCCCTCCGAAGGCAGGGGTCGTGGGTTCGAATCCCGCTGGGCGCGCCAATAAAATCAAGGGTTTCAAGCAATACCAACACTTCTAAATCTAATCTTGTCGTAAATTTGTCGTTAATCCTCTTTTTAAAAGAAGGTTAATGCAGTAAATTGTCGAACCGTTTACGACAAAATTACGACAACATGAAATTACCAAAACCAAGAAAGCGTGGCGACTCATGGCTTATTGAGTTTATGCTCAACGGTCATCGTTACTCTGCAACACGAGATACACAATTAGAAGCTAAAGATTGGGCAATGCGCGAAATTGTCAGATTAAAAGACGATGCAAAGCGAACTAGCGCGGGTGAGCTACCAAGCCACACTTTAAAAGAATTATGTAGCGTTTATCTACTAAAAGTCACAAAGCATAAAAAAGGCCATGACTCAGAAAGTAAACGCATTAACGCGCTATTAACCAATTACCCAAAACTGGCTAATAAAACACTAGAAACTATCGCCCCAAAAGATATTATTTTTTGGAAAAACGACAGGCTCAAATTAGTAGCAGACAGCACAGTTAAGCGCGAATTAAACTTGCTATCGTCAATTTTTAGCTACGGCATTAAAGAAATGCTTTGGCTGCACAATAATCCAGTATCTAAAGTTACCAAGCCAAGCGAAGCAAAACCGCGATGCAGGCGCATATCTCAAGATGAAATAGCAGTGATATTAAATGCCTGCGGTTATATAAAAGGCGAGATACCCACTACTCAACGTCATTTTGTCGCATGGTGTTTCTTGTTTGCGATTGAGACAGCGATGAGGGCAGGCGAGATACTTAGTCTAAAGTGGGTGAATGTGTACAATGACTTTGTTGTGTTGCCTGATACGAAAAATGGCTCTAAAAGAGAAGTGCCGTTGTTACCATCAGCCATAGAATTAATAGGATTGGTGAAGGGAATAGATAAAGCGCAAGTCATGCCGCTATCTAGCGACAGTCTGAAGAAGATATTTAAGCGGGTTATTGATAGTGTTGCTATTGAAAATATGACTTTTCACGACACGCGACATGAAGCGACAACGCGACTAGCTCAATTGCTTGACGTGAAAGATTTGAGCAAGGTAACGGGTCATAAAGATATTAACGTACTTGTTAATACCTACTATAACCCGACTGCAAGTGAATTGGCGGCAAAAATGAGAAGAAAAGCGGGGTAGTCATGCAGCTTTGCGCGGCCTCCCTGTTTTTTGCGCTTTAGTCATGCGTTCTATGGCTTCGCGTTCAAATTTTAAGTGCTTACCGACACCTATATTTTTAGGCATTTTACCCGCTAAGTGCCATTCTCTAATTGTAAAAACAGACACATCTAACATTAATGCAGCTTCTCCTGTTGAGACAACATTACTCTTAGTGCCTGTTAGTTGTTCAAGCTGAGAAAGTGCATTTGTTAAAAGTTTTTCATTGTCTGCTTGCTGTTCTTTTAAAGAGCTTACTTCATGCAGCAAAGCCTTTAAAATTGTATTTAGTTCATCGCTCACTTTTCAACTCCCAATAAAAAACCGCCCGAAGGCGGCTATGAATAATTCCATGAATAAAAAACTACGAAAATTACAGAAAATTAAGACATCATTTGCAAAATATTCGACTTATTCATTGCCTCACGACACATATCAGCCATCGCTTTATTAGCAGTAGCTTTTTCGTAGTGGCAATTTCCCAAGTGATGACGCTCATAATCTGAAAACTTTGCCGCGCATTTCATAAGGGCATCTTCTAATACCGCTATAAACTGTTTTTCGGCTTCAGTAATATTTTTCTGTGCCTGCATGATTTTACAATCAGCATCTTCAACGCCAAAAATCTTCAATATCGCAAAAGCCAACTGCTGCTGGTGAGAATTGCTTGTGTAGCGATAGTTGTAGTTGATTTGCACAAAATCAAATGGTTCTTTTTCCCCTTCATGCTGAGTTTTGATATGCACAACGCCGTCAAAGCCTTTTTCAGCCCACACTTTTGTTGGCATGATTTTTACCACCGTTGCTTTTTGTACTGTATCCATTCCCGATCCCCGTTTAAACTTCTAACACCATCAAATCATTAAGCACCTGCTTGTAAACGGCACGTAATTCATCATCAAGACCATAATCATCGGCTTTTGCGCGATACCGCTTTATCAGTTTTTGATTATCGGTATTGATATGCTCAACCACGCGCCAATCTCTCGCACTTAGCGTCCAGCTTGCCGTTTCTTCATAAAACCGCCAAATGCCACCAACATTTTTAAGCTCATTAAAAACAACCACCTCATGCCCGATAAATATAATTTTCAGCCGTGCGATATGACCATCTTCTGCGCCCTCGATCACGTCACCAACAACAAACCCGCGCTTTTCGCAGATCAGCGCATTGTCCGATTTAGCCATATTTACCTCTTTTTTGACAATAAAAAACCCTCAGTTGAGGGTAGGTGTTTGCGAATTAGCTTTTTAGGCATTTTGCCTTACTGCCTTGGCGTTATCAGGCCGCCACGTTATAGCTTTTCTTAATAACGCCTTTCTCGCTACTGCCAACAACACACGCATTAACCCATACGTTACCAGTATCAAGCCGTCTAATATGGCCGCGCCGCAAGTGTTGTCTTGGGCTTTCATGTGTGCCTGTTCGCGTACCAGTGCCTTGTTTTGCATTTACTTTAATCGTCAATATGCGTTCTTCATAAAGCGGTAACTTGCCTTTATTAACGCGCCTTGCGTTTAATGCGGCATCGTATTTTTGAATAATGGTTTGCTCTACGTTTTTACAGGTTAGGGCTTCTATCAGTTCAAGAACTGTAGTTATCACCAACTCTCTAAAAAATTCAAGACCTAAGCCTTTTGTTGGGTTAGCCATCTCATCTATTTCATTAACAAAAGAAAACGACAACCCATTAAACGCTGGCTCTGTTTCAAAGTAAAACTTAAAACAACCATCTTCTTTTTTAACGTAACTTGAAAAATCTAATGGGATTCTCACAAAAAATGGAAACGGTATCCATTTCGTAATTAACTTGTTTTTTATATATGCGCCAACAGTAAAGAAATCATTAGTTTTCTTGTTGTTCTTGCAGACAGAATCATTCATGCAAACAATAAGCAGCTTGCTAACACCATAATCAACAGATATAGAAATTTTATCGTAAGGCAGATGTATTTTTGTGCCAATAATCCCCTTAAAGCCATCATCGAATATATAAGGGTCATTTATTGAGAAGTTAACAGAATCATTAAGTGCAATATCAAAAAAACCAGCATCAGATAATGTTGATAAGCTGTCTTCATTAAATCTAAAAGACTGAATATAGTCATTTTCTTTTTTAACTTGCGCCGCATAGTTCTTTGCTTGCATAAATATCTCCAAGTTGCGCGTTACGATTTGTGTGAGGCATTAGCAATTAATGCAGTACATCATTCGTCCTGCTTCAGTCAGTTCGTAACCCTTAATTGTCACGCCATTAAAAACAATCTCTTTCTCCGCCAACAATAAATCATCGACCAATTTCTTGGCCGTTTTTGACTTAGTTTGCATCAAGTGTGGAATGTTTTTATTTAGTGCTGAATTAACTTCAGCCTCATACGCTTTTTCTAGCAAGTTGCGTTCTTTTGAGCTAACCATGATGCATTCCTCGCAATAAAAACCATCAACTTTTTTATTGAGCTATCAAGTCCAGTGCTTCAATTTTGGCTAGTGTCGATTCCTGCCAGCCATCAAGCCAATCACACTCAAGCGGAGTATATGGAGAGCCGTAACACTCACTCAAAATACAAAAAGCATTTCTATGCTTTAGCCAAACAGCTTCGACAACAGATGTTTGCCATTTAACCAATATGTGCCGATCCTTCGGCGCGGTATTCATCGCTTGCCATGCTTCTAAATCACCACTTTGTTTTACAACAGCAACAGGAATTGCAGGTCTTAAATCAATGCCTTCTAAACCCACGTCATCACCTCGACTGGTTGATAAATAAAAACTACTTACGGTAGTCACTCGGCATTTAGTATCTGCCACAGCATCACGCGCCACAGTCATCAGGTTCTAGCACTGGTACTGCAAACAGCATTACGCATTAGCTAGACATAACGTGTGGTGAGTCGTGATTTGGTAATAAAAAACCCACTGCTAGGAGTGGGTTTGGTTGAGAAACTAGGTTTACCCCCAAAAAGGGGAAAACTCAAATAGTGGTATTTATTGCATGGCGAAATCTATCACCCATATCAATCTGCATTTTCCCTTGTTCTTGAACCAGTAACGCATTTAGCTCATGCGGCAACTCCTTCATGTTGTTGCGCATAAATGCACGTTCAATAGCAAACACCCCATTTTTGAGCTTTGAACTTTCGATAGCCATGTCTTTTAATCGGCGTTGCGCTTCGGGAAAAAATACAACTGGCATATTGGCCGCAGGTAAGCCGCCAGATAGTTCACGCATCACACGCCATGCCCACCATTCAGCACTTTGTTTCAGATGAAAGGCATTGGCAATGCAATCAACCATGTACGATAGTTCTCGGTACTGTTTTGGACTAATAGGTTCAACAGATGGCTTAGGTGGTTGCGGTATCGTGTAGCTGCCAGTTTTGCGTATGCTTGGCAAGACTTCGGACGTTACCCACTTTTTGAACTTCTTGGCTTCGGGTTTGCGGCTTTTCAGAATGGCAGAATAAAGGCCGCTTTCGTTGATAACGGTCATTTGTTGATTGCCAGAGGGGGTACTCACATTGTGAGTACCCTTTTCATCGTCATCTAAAAAGCGAGTCATATTAGCAGCATCACGATATTCAAGTGCGGCTGCAACATCGCCAGCAACGAACCAAGGGTTACCGTCAATAACGATAACGCGAACATCAAAAGAGGGTTGGAATTGAAATACAGAAACGGCGGACGAATTTTGGCTAGAGTTAGTCATAATGACCTCGTGTTTAAACAGATTATAAACCTGCCCCAAACCGTCAAATTTGGGTGGCAGACTGAACAGGGTTGACGGACTGGTAAACACGAACCAGCAAGCCCGAAGGCTTCCCCATTCAGCCAACCATAACACGGGTGTAGCTGAACGATACGCAATAAAAAACCGCTTAACGCGGTATTTGCGTGTGTTTACTTATCAGGCCGTCAAACCTGCCTGCCCGATGTGGGGCATTGCAATCATCATAGTCATAAGTTTGTTTTCCGTCAATAAAACATTTACCCACTCGCAAGAATGGATAAAGGTCTTAGCCCTCAAAAGAGGGCATGGACTGCTACATAACCGCGTCTTTCAATCCTTTACCTGCTTTGAATTGCGGTGTTTTACTCGCAGCAATAGGGATTGTTTCACCAGTCTTAGGGTTACGCCCAGTGCGTGCGGCTCTATCCTTAACGCTAAAAGAGCCAAAGCCAACAAGGGTTACATCTTCACCACGCGCTAAGGCATTGGTGATATTGGCTGTTACCGCATCAAGCAACTTGGCGGCTTTCTCTTGTGAGACTTCAACATCTTCGGCAATTGCTTTAACTAAATCTGACTTGTTCATGGTTTTTCTCTTGTGGTTAATCATCGTTGTCGTATGCACCATCGTCCTCGAACGGTTCATCGTCGAAGGGGTCAGGGCGGTATTCATCTTCATGGCGGTGAATCAATTACGAACATCTCCGTTGTTAGGCTTGGGTTAATGCCTTACGCAAGTAAGGGTCTAGGTCGGTTTGCTTTAACAGCCATTGCTTGTAATCAATTGGCAGTAACTCAATTTTTTGACCGTTATGCTTGCCAAAGGTAATGATCTTTGGAATACGTGCCATTTCCGAAAACTGGTACAGCTCCTCAAAATTCGTTGCCTTGGTCAATGGCAACAACAATTCAAGCAACCGTAACGTCATCCACACATCATCTAAGGCTGAATGTGCGCTTGTGGCGTTTGCCCGTGCAAAGTCATAATCTAGCGCGTACAGCATGGCCGTGAGCTTGTGTGAGTCAATCTCAGGGAACAAATAACGCGCCATAGCCAGTGTACAAATGCGCTTAGGCTCAGGTTGCACGCCGCACGATTGAATGATCTGCCAATCAAAATCAATATTATGGCCAATCATGTATTCAACGCTTTCGGGGAGTGCGAACGTGGTGTAAGGCTCGCAATCAATCACATCGCTATTAGTAATGTGGTGCGTGGCCATTGCGCCAAATTCAATCGGCTGCATAGGGTTAAACAGTTGACGATATTCAAAAACAATATCAAACCCGCGAATAATCATCGGGTGAGTTAGCAGTCTTGATACATCAATATAAGCCACCTCAACAGGGCGTGCGTTTTTTAGCCCTGTTGTTTCAGTGTCCAAAATAATCACGCGCATAAAAACTCCAAAACCACGCACTAGGCGGCGTGGTCTGAATGAGTGGTGTAGTTGATTTCGTCGGATCGGTTGTAAAATGCGGTATTAAATACGGCGTTTTGTGCCTCAGTAATAACCCCAGTAAACGACTCAACATCTAACTTCCAAACATCACTCAACTCCTCAGTAGTGGTTGCTGATTTGATTTTAGCCAAAACAACATCAACATCTTCTTGAGTCATTGGTGTGACTTCATTTCTGCGTTTTTGGTAAGCCCGATTAAGCGTTTCACGGTCTTTGTCAGAAATATCTTTAGGAACGGCTGACACAGCGGCTTTTAACACCTCCATATTAACGGCGTTGGTAATCGACTTGATTAGAGCTATAACATCGACTTTCTTAGGCTCTGCTACTGGCACTGGCTGTTGCTCGGTCGGGTCTGTGACAGGAGCTAACGGCAAAGTGCTACTAGCCTCTTTATCAAGAAAACGACCTTCTTCTTTGCTATACACAACTGGCAATGCCTTTGCCGCCTGTGAAAATGCCGTTCTCATTTGAGCGATGTACGGGTGATCGGCATTGACGTTGTAAATAAGCTCGTTTAGAGCCTGTGCGTTTTCACATAACAGACAGTCATTTTTCCAGTTTTGCAGGTCATCAAGGTGCTTGGCTTCTTCGACCTGAGCTTCGGTTAGGCTGTTGATGTGGTCTTTTCCTTGTTGAATCAAATTGCCCAAAAAGCTAGGCTCATTTACAAGGTCAGGCAGGGCAACATCACCTAAACCGCCTGAGTTTTTTGCGTGGTAGGCGGTAGATGGTGAGAAGTTCAACATCCGTACTTGTTTGCCTTGTTCGCCTGATACATTTGTCAAATAGGCCATTAAATCAGCTTGGCGATACAGTTCGTTTTTGTTCTTTCCGCCAACATCGGGACGGAAAATAATGTCATCACCTTTTTTATCTTCGGCGGCATGAGCCAGAATAATCACGTCTTTGCCATAACTGCGAATACGAGTGATCCAGTTTTTGAATAACTCATTAGCGATGCCTTGAGCCTTGAGCTTTAACGAGCCGTCATTTTGACGATTGGCTTTGTTTTCAGCCAAGTGCGTTTTAATCATGTCCAGCGCACGGCCAGCGGTATCAATGACGATAGATTGATAGCTTTCAACATCACAGGCTTCAATATTGGCAACATCAAGCCAATGCTCAACAGGGACGGTAGCCCCACGGCGTAATTTACCGCTACGATGTGCGCCTGCATCAAAGTCGAACAGAATCGGGTTTTTCGCGGTGTAGGCGAGGGACGTTTTACCAATGCCGGGGTCTGCATAAATGTATGCCACCAAGCAGTTGACGCGCATGGTTTGCGCTGCGCTAACGACGCTTTTTAACGCCATGATTTTTCTCCAATTTGCTTTTCAGTTTGGGCAACGAGTTTTTTAATTTGCTCGGTGCGTTGTTTTTCGGCTTGCTTGCCGCGCCATTGCGGAACATAAGGTGCGGCTTGTTGTTGCTGACTCATAACCACCTCACTTAATCTCACACGTTTCGTTTGGGTTCATCTTGTGAGCATTGGCGCACTTTCTGTTGTATTCTTCATTTCCACCAACACCAAACGCACCCACTAAGATCACCCAAAACACCAATAAAACTAACCAATTTGGCATTACTGGCACTCCAATTCATACATGGCACGGCATACCCACTCATTAGCCACCTGCGATTCAACAGCCTGCAATTCCTGAGCTAACAGGGCTTGTTTAGCCATCATTGCCGCAAAACGCTTACGCTGCAAAAACGCGCGAATTTCTTCAAACGCAAGAATCACCAACAGCACTAGAATTAATAATTCCATTTCATCACCTCTTGTTGTTTTGACACTAAAAACAGCTAATGACTGCCAAGGAATGCCAATCCTTGTGAGTGTTTGCAGCTACACCAACTCCTGTTAGTTGCTAACTACATGCGCCTTACCGCATTTAATTGGGCAACAGTCATTAGCTGTTTTTAGTTTCATCAACCCTGCAAGATAGTTTTTTGTCGCTAGTACCATTTCTATCTCCGACCTGTTCGCTGTGATTGCAGCTAGTCGCCAAGGGTCACATCGCATAGCCTGTGAGAGCGTGAACTGTGTCTTTCTTAATGCCCTAAGCCCCAAAAGAGGGGCTGTTTAACGCTATTGAAGTGATTAGCGGCGGCGTGGTGGTAAGCCACAAGCAGCACGAAATTCGTCATCGTCTTGCGCCGAACGGTTTGCGCGGTGTGCGTATTCAGAGTCTTTTTCTGATTGAATAGCGGCTTGTTTTTCGGCATGCTGTTGACTGATAACAGCGTTTCTTGTGGCTTGGTTTGTGTAGCGGCTAATGTGCATTTTGTGTTGCTCCATACGGGTTGGTATGGATTAAATATAAGTTATCTTACTTTTTAATGCAAGATAACTTAGTAAGATAACTTATTGTTTGCTTAAAATTTAATCAATTGAAGTTTAGGGTAAAGAACTTTATTTAATGAGGGGTGCTAATGAGGGGAGTAGCGGCGTTATGGGGTATGTTCCACGGCTTACGGGGTATGCTTTTTTGGCAGAAGGAATATTGCAGGTGTAAAAAAGCCCTCACTGGGAGGGCTTTGGGTTAATGGCTGGTTCAGGAATCAAGCCAACTCCGCCGCCGCTTCATAAATTTTTTGCTTATCATCCGTCACTACAACATTGACTGGGTAGCCATTCTTTTTCATTTGATTGATAGCGTATAAAGAACTGTCTATCTCGTTATCAATTTGCGCGTTAAGTGCTTCACTAAATCCAGCGTCAACCGACGGCCTGTAAATAAAAATGCCACTTTTTGAACGCTTGCCTAGCATTTCACACGCATTACGCACGTTTAGGCAGCCGTGTGCAATATGGTAGCCGCGATGCGTAGGGTCTTTATAGGCTGCCGATACTATTGTGCCAAAGCAAGAAGGGGCTTCATCTTGCAGATTGCCGTTGCTGTTCCAAATAGGCAGGTCAATATAAATCCCGTTTGAGCCTGTGGCATCACGAATATATACAGGGGTGTCGCGGTAAATACGCTCATACACGCTTGGCATTTCTTTTTTAAGTCGGCCAAAAATTGTTTGTCTTAGTTTGGAGGTATGCAAGGAGTCCTTGTCTTTTAAGACGGTATTATCCTCATCAATACACTGCAAGTTCACCATGGTGTTGTACAGTGAGTCGATGATGTCGGCGATGCTGTTGCCTGAGGCATAAGCGGTATCGGTAAACAAAATATGGGGTGACGACGGTGTTGCAAAATCATTTTGATAAAAGCGTTTTTTAATGGTGTTGAGCAAAAAATTAAAATTATCCAGTCCTTTGTAGCCAAATAAACACTGGAACGGGCGTGCATCGGGAATGAGGCGATGATGAATTTGCCCTGTATTATCAATCATTGCGACACCGACGTTAAACAATTCGCCTGTGACTAAATCGGGAATGAGTCGTAAGGTAAACCATTGTCCACTCACCAAAGGTAAATCAGACGCATCATCAAACAACGCACTAAAGGCTAAATCAGGTGTTGATACCGTTGGCGAATGAGACATGAGACCGCTCCTGTGCGCTGCTGCAAAAAGTCGTAAAAAGCTTGTTGTTCTTGTGGCTCTTTAATAAACGATTGTATCCAGTATAGCAATTCATTCTCAATATGATTCGTGCTTGTTGCGTGTTGATCAGCACAAAACAGTGTGTGGTGAATATTTTTTTTAGTGGGTTGATGCAGCCAAATATGTTCAGAAAGTCGGTTGCGATAGAGTTTGTCCGCGTCAAGCATTCCTACCGTCCAGCGTTCGCTTTTATCACAGACAAGACGGCCATTATCAATGGCGGCGTAAGTATGCTTTTTGATGCGTAATAAGTTGTTGATGTGGCGGTCGGTGTGGGCAATATTTTCGTCTAATGCAATGGTTTTTGGTAAATCAGGCCATGCGGCAATGTCGTCACAAACATCTTGCGAGCTTTCTGTTATATATATTCCTGCACTTTTTCCATCGAGTCGCGTGGTGCAAAACACTGGATAATATGTATAGGATAGTAACCAATGGCTTTCACCCAATTGAGCAGACAGTTCTTTGTACATAGCATGGATTGGAATTTGAGCAATAAAGGCATGGATTGGTTGAGGTACGCCTAGCGCATGAGCAAACAAATAGCCTATGATTTCGTTAATAAGGCCACGTTCTCCTTCATTAAGTGGGTAAATTTTGCAATAGGCTGTCACAGGTTTGGCAAGGTTTGGGTGGCTAAATGTCGCTACAAATACAGGATTAAGATTCTGAACCTTGGGATCTGCCCAACCAATAAATGAGCCAAAACAACGGGCATTAAGCGTGGAAATAATCCGTTCAGTCGTCATTAAATAATTCCTTATATGCGGTTATTTTGTTTTTAATGTTCACGCTCGTAGCTCCTTTTATTTAAAACACTCATAAATAGCCGAGCCAATACCAGCGATAACCATTGCTATCACTATATGTTTCATGTGTTTTTCGATGAATTTGTCGCTGTAGATGTACATAGAAACGTCCTTGTTTTCAAATAAAGTTTTTACGTCAAATCTAACGACGCGCTCACCACCGTTCCAATAATGACAGTTCCCTCGGTGATTGGAATAATTTGATACTGTGAGTTAAACGGTCTTAAATAGCTTCTATCGCCGTCAATCACCAACTCTTTAACGGTGGCTTTGTCACTATCCGACAAACGAGCGACCACAATACTTCTATGTCTTGCCTGCTTCTCAGGATCAACAACAACAATCATACCCTCACTGAGCGAGCGTCTTTCCGATGTGTTGGCCATTGAGTCGCCCACAACTCGCAGTGCAAACGCATAGCGACTATTGGCCTGTAGTGTAGGTATCCATTCGCTAATATCAGACTCATCAAACCCCGTCTTAATATCCGTCCATGCACCTGCTTGCACTTCATTTATCACTGGCACAAGTCCTTTTAGGCGTGGTGCTGCTTCTACGTTTTCGTGTATGTCGTTGGGTGAGCCTTTTCCGCTCATCAAATAGTCAGGAGTACAACTTAAAACTTGAGAAAGCTTGAGAAGGTTATCTCCTTTTGGCGATGTTTGATTATTTTCCCACTGGGTAATAGTTGGACTAGAGACACCGATTTTTCGTGCCACCTCAGCCTGAGTCATTTTATGTTTTTTGCGTAGTTCACGGACACGCTCGCCGATTTCGAATGTATTCATATAAGTTATCTTACATCTTGTCTAAGTAAGTTTTCTGTGTAAAAATACAGTAAGAAAACTTATTATTGACGGGTCTACAAAATGACTAAACAAGAAGCCTACGAACTGCTTAATTGCAACGGGGCAGAGCTAGCTGAAAAACTTGGCATTACGCCAACTGCCGTTTATTTGTGGCCAGACGAAGCCATTCCTGTTGGTCGCGCATATCAAATTAAAGACTTGGCAAACGGCAAAGAGCCTCTGCGAGTAAAAAAACAAGCCGCCTAACGGAATTAAGAAAATGTCAGACAAACCATTTGAAAAGAAAACCACCGAAATAAAAGTGCATGTTGGTGAAACGCTCAAGGCTGACCTTATGGCACTTGCATTTGATGATGGATTTGAAGATTTAAGCCCGTTCATTAGAAAAATCCTCCGTATGTATGCCTATAAGGGTAGCCCAACTAAAGAGCAAAAGGCGCAAATGGTGAGGGATGATTAGTGGCGGTTAGGGTCTTTACGGTTTGAGTGTAGAACAATCAATAAATAGGAATGCCTCCATGAGTCACATGACCATAGAACACTTTTTACAAGGCGCGGCAATTTACGCCGTGATAGCGATTTTGTTGTTGGCTTGGATTTTTCGCATCGGCGGAAAAATCAAAAAGGATGATGATGATTTTGGCGGCATGGCTTAACGAATCAACCTTAGTGTTCGGGCGGTAATGACACTTTTCTTGCTATGAGGCCGAATAACTAGCAAGCGTCACTCTAAAGACGTAGCGACGGGAAGCATATCCGATGGTTTTAGAGAGATGCCGAGTGACTGACGTAAACAGTCAACAACCGACTTGATTTTGCTTGCCTTTGGGAGTCCTCGATCGAGGCCGAGACGCTAGTAGAGTCAAGTCGGTTGTTGTGGTGGTCAACACGGTAGCCTTGGATTGAGCCAGTACCCGCAAAACTGCGCGGATAAACCGAGCAATTTGACATGCGCCGTCCGATGTAAGCCGTAACAACGTAGGAATGTTGGCCGTACTTTTCTGTAGCTGGCGACCAACAGGGATGTGATTTTAATTTGGTGGATTTACACCGTTTTAATTCCGTCGAATTCGATGGAATTAGAAATAACAGGCAGCAAAAAGCCCGATTCGCAGTCGGGCTTTAGGTGAAGCAAAACACATAACAAGTGAGGTCATTATATGTCCAGCTTTGAAAAAAATCAAATCGCATTAACGGTTAATGCAAATGCTCAAGCAATGAGTAGTCGTGACTTGTTGGATTTAATCAATTCAGCACGCTTACAAAATGGTGAGCCTGAGATACGCCTAAACAAATTCAATGAAAAAATTGAAGATGAGCTAGAGGGCGATTACTACACTAAAAGTGTAGTGCAAAATTCAAACAATACTGAGTCTGTTATTTATCAACTGACTAAAGACCAGTGCTTGTTAATTTCAATGCGCGAATCAAAATCAGTTCGCCGCACAGTGCTTGCTAAATTAAATGCCATCCCTCAAACCCTACCCGAAGCCTTGCGCCTTGCCGCTGACTTAGCTGAACAAAAAGCGGTGCTAGAAGCCAAAGTTCAAGCTGATGCGCCCAAGGTTCAATTTCACGATCAAGTCACTGAGGCTATCAACTGCCAAACAGTAGAAGAAGTCGCCAAAGTTTTAGGCACTGGAAAAATAAGAATGTTTCGCTGGTTGCGTCAAGAAGGCTTTTTAATGAGTGACAACAATCCGTATCAGTCTTATTTGGATCGTGGCTACTTCAAAGTCATTGAAGCGCAATATAACGATAAAAAGCACGGTGACAGCCACACCTACACCAAAACACTGATTACAGGCAAAGGACTGACTTTCTTTCAAAAGCGTTTTGTTGCTGAGGTGGCGTAATGTGTACCACTAAAAAAGTGACACCTAAGCCGACTATCCAATACGATTTTTCAGGCAACCAAGCCAATGTCTTGAGTGTGGCAATCAATTTGCCATTACAACATCGCGTGTCTTTTTTGGCCGAACAAATGAGTCCAGAAAATTTACTGTTGGCATTTGCTAACTTTATTGGCATGGCGAATAGTGTATCTGAGAACACGTTTTTAGCAGTTGAGCAAATACTGGTTGAATGTGGTGTGACTCATCCCGATCGCTTATCTGGCGCAAATTTGCCAACGCTGACAGGTGCGTTAAATGGCTATGAGTTAAGCCAAGGCATTAGTCAAAAGCGCACATGTAAAGGTTGTGCTTATCGCAAAGGCACGCCTGCCAATCAATCACTCATTACAACAACCGATGCCAGTTATTGCATTGATAGCTATGAAGACTTTCATTGTCACGAAAAGCTAGATGATAACGGCCAGCCAGTGAAGTTGTGCGCTGGTCATGTGCAGCACAAAAAGCATGATGAAGCCGCAATCAAAAAGGCAATTTTGGCTATTCGGAGTGAAGTATGAAATTCACCCTCAGTAAACCATGTGCTAATTGCCCATTCCGTACCGACAAGCCAGAGCAAGAGGGATGGCTTGGTGGGGAACGCGCTCAAGAAATTGCCGACGATATTTGCAATGGCGACAAGACATTTTCGTGTCACAAAACCATAAAGCATGATGAGGAAGGTCAACCAGTTTCTAGTATGAATGACATTCATTGTGCGGGTGCGCTCATCATGCTCGAAAAAATGGGTATGACGAATGAAAACAACATGCTGCGTATTGCACAACGCCTTCGTATTTATGACGTATCAACACTCGATATGGATTCGCCGATTTTTGGTGATGAAAGTGCCTTTGTTGATTGGCATGAAGGAGGTGTCACATGAGAATTCATCGTAAACGAACACCAAAATTATTAGATGTCAGTAATCCACCCGCATCTAACAACTGTGGCGACTGTGAATACTCATTCGAGCATTTGCACGGTTACAACAGCTACGTGTGTGACATTGATGCCGAGCCAATCCAATTAAACAAAGAGCGCGCTGACTGTCCACGTCGTCGTATCCCTATGCAGGAGGCAGCGTAATGGAAACTTGTGTATCCGATAAAGCGTCAAAAGTAGAACAGGAAAGCCTAGCGCACACTTTAGCCCTACGCAAATTGAACGCCCCAACATTCGAGTCATTCAAAGAGTGTGTCGAATGCGGTATCGAAATCCCACTTGCCCGCCGTCAATTTGCCAAAGGCATTACTCGTTGTGTCGATTGCCAAGGGATTGTTGAGCATAAGGGAGGGCGCAAGTAATGAGTACGCAATCATACCCGTGGTTCAGATTTGCCCATGTTGAATATTTATTAAATCCAGTCATCACAGGTTTATCGTTAGCGGCACAAGGGGCAAACACACGTTTAATGGCCTATGCCGCCCGTGAACTACCATTCGGCACTTTGCCAAACAATGAAAAAGACTTGATAACCATGAGTGGTGCTAAGTCTGTTAAAGAGTATCAAAAAATACTTAGCGAGCTAATGGATAGAGTTTGGTTTGTTGGTGATGATCGTCTGTTTTGCCCGTTGATGAATGTTGAGTCTGTGCCCGTTGCTCAAGAATCTAAGCAAGACAGCGAAGATGATAAAAAAGGCATGACCAATGCCGAGCGTCAAGCCGCTTATCGTGCTCGTATAAAAGCTGAAGAAGAAGCATTGCGTAACGCTCAAGAAAATAACGAAGTAACGGACAGTAACGTAACGCGTAACAACGAAGTAACGGAGCGTAACGGATGTAGTAACGGCAGCGTTACGGAGCGTAACGTAACGAGTAACGCTGCCGTTACGGACAGTAACGTAACGCACCGTAACGAAATGGGGGGTAGGGGGGAAGATTTAGATTCAGAATTAAAACAAGATTTAGAATTAAAACAAGAGGTTAAAAACTCTCTATCTCCTAGCGCGAACGAAAAAAAATCAACCCGCTCTCAAAACTTTTTTGACGACGAGTTAAAACCGAATTTAAAAATGTTGAACGATAAATTTATTGGTGAAGTCGTAGTAACACAAGCACTTATCGACTCTCAATTATTTGTATTCAATGCTCACTACGAAACTCAGCAACTTACTGATAACCAGCGTTTAGCAAAATGGGTGTCGTGGATTAAGCGGAAGATAGTCGATGAAAAGATTTCGGCTAATAAGTCGCAAAAAATCACTAGGCCACCCAAGGAAAAAATATTCGGCAATGTGAACGATGATTTCCCTATTGTTAACCATCGCATGTTAACCCCCGAAGAGATTGCAGCTAACAAGGAGAAATTAAATGACCTCCCATTCTAAAATCTTTTTGGGTGAAATCAAAAAAGACAATTGCCAAAAACACGGCAGGTATTACGAAAACCGTTTGTTGTTTGGCCGCTGGACTGGATGCCCTGATTGCAACATCGAGCTGGTTGCTGAGTTGGATAAAAAACGTGAAGCCGAAGAACTTGAAAAGCGTAGAGCTAAGATACTTGTATCTGCATACATTCCTGAGATGTTTGTTAATGCAGGGTTTAAAAACTATGAGGCTGAATCTAATGGCAAGTCGTTCGCACTAAACAACGTCCGTGATTATGTTAGTAGACTTAAAATTGATTTAAAAACAGCAGGCAACCTTGTCATGACTGGTCACACGGGGAACGGGAAAACTCACCTTGCGGCGGCTGTATTACGAGTTATGGCGCACTCAATGCGTCGAGTCCGTTACGTTACATCAGCTCAGATGATTAGCGAGTGCTTCGCTACTTGGGACGACAAAAGCAAGACCATTGAACAAGTGGTGACCCATTACGCCAGTTATGACGTGTTGCTGATTGATGAGGTCGGTCTAAACGATTGCACCACGGAAAAGGCACAGTCGTATCTCACGCAAATCATTGATGCCCGTTATCTCGCTAAACGACCAACAATTACAACATCAAATCTCTTTGAAGATAAATTTCATAAGTTGCTTGGCGACCGTTCGTTTGATCGCCTTTGTGAAAACAGCCTTGTGATTCGGTTTGATTGGGAAAGCTATCGTCAGCAGTCAAGACGGAGTGGAGTATGAAATACGGCTCTGTATGTTCAGGCATCGAAGCTGCAACCGTGGCATGGCATAAAATTGGCTTGGCCCCTGCGTGGTTTTCTGAGATTGAACCATTTCCATGTTCGGTATTGGCACATCACTATCCCCATGTGCCTAATTTGGGTGATATGACCAAAATTAAAAACCGTGTGCTTAACCAATCGGTCGTAGCCCCCGATGTTTTAGTTGGCGGAACCCCGTGTCAATCATTTTCAGTGGCAGGTTTACGCGAAGGCTTAGACGAGAGCCGTGGCCAGTTAACTTTAGAGTTTGTGAGATTAGCTAATGCAATTGACTTTATTCGCGCAAGAAAAGGCCAACCCCCCTCAATCATCGTGTGGGAAAACGTACACGGTGTCCTCAGCTCCAAAGACAACGCGTTCGGCTGCTTTTTGGCTGGGCTTGCAGGGGAAGATAACGAACTACACCCGTCAGGGAAAAAATGGACGAACAGTGGTTGTGTGTTTGGACCCGAAAGAACAATCGCATGGCGAACACTTGATGCTCAATATTTCGGACTGGCCCAACGACGCAAGCGTGTGTTCGTTATCGCAAGTGCTAGAAAAGACATTGATTGCACCAAAATTCTTTTTGAGCGCGACAGCGTGCGTAGGGATACTCCGCCGTGCAGACAGTCGCAACAAGACCTTGCCGCCACAATTGAAGCAAGCCTTGGAAGGAGTCGCGGCGCAGGAACGCCCATAGGTGGTTTGATTTCTTCTAAACAGTGGCCCACTGATATTACTGCAACATTAAATGCTGCCTTTGGTTCAAAGCTTGGATTAGAGAATCAGCATATAGATGGTGGCGCATCTCTTTTTGTGCCTGCGATCATCACTTTAACGAGCAAACAACAGTCATTAAATACAGGTAACGATATTGCACTAACGGTATGTGCCAATGACTATAAAGAGCCACAAGTCGTTTGTTTCCACCCAACACAAGACCCGATTAGTAGTGTCGATGGTTTAAGTCATAGCCTTGGTTGCGGTTCATCAAATGGCCAAGCCAGTGTTGCCGTAGCTTACTCGTTTGATAGTTTGGCAAGTAACTCTATGAAGTCTGCTAATCCCCATAGTGGATGCAGACAGGTTGATTTAAGTAAAACTATCGATACAGCAACTCCTTGCCCAAGTAAAAATCAAGGCGGATTAGCTCTTGTTCAATCAGTCACCTATGGCATACCTGCCAATTGGATCGGCCGCAAACCTGAGAATGGCGGTAATGCCACCGAGCCACCGATTGAACTATCACCGTGCCTGACAAAAACGGATGTTCATGCTGTTCAAACACAAATGCAAGTACGTCGTTTAACGCCGCGTGAGTGTGAACGGTTACAAGGCTTTCCTGACGATTACACTTTAATTCCGCACAAAGGCAAATCAGCCGCCGATAGCCCACGGTACAAAGCTTTGGGTAACTCAATGGCCGTGCCTGTGATGGCATGGATTGGTGAACGTATTCAGCAGGCGGTGAAAGCATGAAAAGCGTAATAGGTAATTGCGAGTTACTGCTTGGGGATTGTCTGCAGGTGATGCAGTCAGTTCCAGACAGCAGCATACATATGATCCTTTGTGATTTACCGTATGGCACAACTCAATGTAAGTGGGATGTAGTTATTCCGTTTGCTGCGCTTTGGGAGCATTACCGTCGAATCATCAAGCCCAATGGGGTGATTGTTTTAACAGCGGCTCAACCATTCACATCTCTCTTGATAGCAAGCAATTTAGCAATGTTCCGCTATGAGTGGATTTGGGAAAAGGGAAACGCTACAGGATTTTTAAACTCAAAAATACAGCCATTACGCGCACATGAAAATGTTTGTGTTTTTTATAGTCAGCAACCCACGTATCACCCACAAATCACAAGCGGCCATAAACGCGGTACCGCTCGCCGCTCGCCTATTGATTCTGAGTGTTACGGCAAAACATTAAAAAATACTGATTATGACTCTACCGATCGGTATCCACGCAGCGTGCAATTTTTCTCTAGCGATAAGCAAAAGGTAAATTTACACCCAACACAAAAGCCAGTTTCCTTGATGGAGTATTTGGTTCGCACATACACCAATGAGGGTGACTTGGTGATGGATAACTGCATGGGCAGCGGTACCGTGGCCGTGGCTTGCGTAAACACTAAGCGTAAATTCCTTGGCATCGAGAAAGACAAGAATTATTTCAACATGGCCTGCGAGCGAATTATTGAATCACAAATGCAAGAGAGGTTATTCGCATGACCCCTCTATTCACCAATACCCAAGAATTCATAGATTTTACCAACCACTGGACGGCCTGTGATTACTGCCATCCGCGCAACGAACGCTATTGTTCAGAGGGTAAACGCCTACATGCGCTGAATCAAAGCGGTATGACCTTAGTGAAGAAAGAACCCGTCGAAACAAATAACGGCTTTACCAATGTTATCCAAATGCCGAAAAGAAAGGCCAGTAAATGAAGTCAAGTTTTAGCGCGTCTTCATTTGGGCGTGGATTTGCTAAAGAGTTTGGTGAACCCAAGAAGGCAAATAAGTTCGGTAATACCAAAGTCAAAGTCAATGGTGTGACTTTTGATAGTGAAGGCGAGTACAGCCATTACTGCGCATTGAAACTACGGGAACGGACAGGACAGATACGCAACCTACGCCATCATGTGCTGTTTGAGTTAATTCCCTCGCAGGTCATTTGTGGAAAAAAAGTACAAGGATCAAGTTATGAAGCCGATTTTGTCTATGAGCAAGCACCTGACTGGATTCAGGTAATTGAAGATTACAAAGGCTATAAAACGCCTGAATACATCCTCAAACGTAAGCTAATGAAGTTCTTATTAAAGCTAGATGTTGTGGAGATAACCAAGTGCTAAGTCGCCAAAAGAAAGTTTTTATCAGCATATTCGTGATTGGAGTCATGACAACATCGTGTTCAACCATGCCAATAAATTGCACCAGTGTTGTGAAATTGAAATTAGAAGTGTGTCCTACTAAATAATGAGAAGGGGCGATTTTATGAGTCAAGGACAATTAGATTTAAACATAGAAGATCAGGCCGCACAGTGCGCGGAAGAGGCCGAGCTGCTGGCTCAAGAAATTGTTGCGGCCATTGTTGAGGAAAATAAAAAGCCACGTAAAGAGCCTACTGAGTTTGAAAAAATGGTGGCTGAACGCTTTGTAAAGGCGCGTAACTTAAATGGGCTAAAACCTCATGAAGCTGCTCTAAAAATGCGGATTAGAAATAAAAAGGTATTGTCGCAAATAGAAAATGCTCATCGCCTACCCACGAATAAAATGTTGGTGATCGCGGCTAATGCCTATGGGGTGAGTGCTGATTTTTTACTGGGGATGTCAGAGGATGATGACAGAAGCTCTAGTATTGCTACCCGTGCAGCAATTGATCGTCAGCTTGAGGCTAAATTCAATATCGTGAAAAAAGTGTTGGCAGATACTACCTATGACTATGCAAAAGCCGTCAATGATTTTACGGTGCGCGAAATGGTAAATGTCGTCGAAGAGGTATGCCTGAAGTTTAATCGGTTCTGTGAGTTGAATCCTATTTTTTTAGATATGCGTGCAGGCGCACCTGTTCAAGATTTAATGTTGACTCTCATGCCTTTGACGAGAAAGGTGAAGAACGATATTCAAAAAAGGGAAGGGCTAATTGATTTGCACAATCAACAGCTTGATAGCTTGGTGCAACGCCAGTTATTTGGAGCGATGAATGGCTAAGTCATACTCACCTGACGTTTGGAAGGCGATTAAGCGGTATTGGGAAAATAACCCTAAAGCCAGTTACAACGATGCGGCTAAATCAATAGGTACGGATGCCCCCAGTAAAGCCGCCGTTGCCAAGAGAGCGGTCGAAGAGCGTTGGTCAAAAAAGAGCAACCAAGATATTCAAAAACGTGCCGATATTGAAGGTGTTTTCCGTCAAGTTGACGATGAAGAAAGTTCGCAAGTTGACGCTCAAGTTGACGGTGTTGACGATGAGAATGACCGTCAAGTTGACGGTGAATCAGATAAGAAAAACCATGCTCAAAGCCTTGCTATCATTAACAATAAGGCGAAGCGTAAGGCTGATTTAAAGCAATCCCAAGTTGACGCTCAAGTTGACGGTTTAGCAGGTTTAATCGCGTCGAACGCCAAGTTGACGGATGAAGAGGTTGACGAAATATGTGCTGACTTTAGAGCGGGTATTTTACAAAAGCATCGAGGCGATTTTGACCAGATAGATGCGGTCGTTAATACGTGTGTTGGTCTGTTTAAAAAGGCGATGGATGCCATTGCCAGTGGGGGATACGCTAACGAAAACGATGTGATTGATGGTGATGGGTTTGTACATGTTAATTTAATGAATAATTTGAAGCTGGCAGACGCGACGATTAAATCGATGTTTAACGTAACGTTAATTAAAACGAATAAGCAAAATAATGAGCGCAAATCTTACGGCCTAGACACCTATGAAGAGCCTAACAGTGGGGGAGACTTGGCTAAAAAGGCATTGAGTCAGACAGGCATGGGTAATCACTATGAGCGGATTAGATTGGGTAAGCCTGATGAGAAGACGCTACTGAGGGATAGGTTGAAGGGGGCTATTTAAATGCGCAAAATAGTCATCGCGGTTGTGGTCAAACAAGCGTGAATTATGTGGGCGAGATCAAAAGAGAAACATCCACCTTTGCAAGAGATAACTTTTGTGGCTTTTTAGAGCAGTTTGAATCCTGATGACTTGGTACGTGCATGACATGTGGCTACGTGGTTAACACGATAAGCTGTATAGATCTTTGCAAATCTAATTCTATTAAAAAATGTACGGCAGTGCCTTGGAAATTAGGAGGAAACCATAGAGCAAAAGTTAGGTTATTGCGATTAGTAACAATTTGCTGCCACTGTAACAAGTTCTTGTTGTTCTTCACTTATGAAGCCAACAAATGAATAAGGAATAGCATAACGCCAATCATTCATTCGACAATCTACATCACGTTTTTGCAAGTCAACTCCATTGATAGCCGCTCCTCCCAATTTTTTATAATCAAGAAATGCTTCTTCTTTTACATTATTAAAACTGACAATAATACTTCTTGCAGCAGAATCATTATTATGTTCGGATTGTGTACTACTTTTTTGTTCTATTACTTGTTCATTTTGGGCATTCGTTACTTTCTCTAATGCATCAAGAAACACGTATACTGCAGCCATTTTCTTAAATGGTACTGACTCAAGAAATTCATTGCTTCTTCGTATTTGATTTTTCTGCTCTTCATTTTCATCAGAGAATCGACTTATACGATCTGAAGATTGAATGGCATAATCATTCCGTTGCTTATCTGGAAATCCAATATTTTCCTGAGCATTAATACTGTCACTTTTTGTACATTCATTACATTCTTTGCTGCATCCTGAAATAGCAAAAGCAATTATTAAAGCTAACAATCGCATTTTTACCTCCATACAATCTAACTGCAAAACTAACGGGTAACAACCCATAAAAAAATCAAAACGTGCAAGGTTGCCAAAAATATAAAAATGAGAAGTAATTGGCTGGGTTGGTATCCTGTTGAGTGCAAAGTCAGACGAGCACAACTCCAAAACCTAACAAACAAAAACTGTGCCATGAAAGCCTCATATTCCGATAATGCCTTAAAAATATCAAACCAACAACAATCATGTTTAGAGTTTTTTGACGAAATAAATTAAATGACCAAAACTCCAAACATTCATCATAAAAACAGCACATTGGCGATGGCTAAAGACCAAAAATTCAAGCAAAATGTCATCTTGACTGTTGACTAGCCACGTTTTGGCTAACAAACTAAAAAACTTACCTGATGACTGGGGTGTGTTCCTAATTGATTGCTGAGTTAGATGCGTAAAGGAGATGACAATGAAGAAAAGATATAGAAAACCCGTTGCTAAGGATAGCGAACTACTTGCCAAGTACGGGAAAGATGGCGGTGACGAAGATTTATTTTATTGCTACCCAGACAACGAATATGGCATGAAAAAAGATAGCAAAATGTTAATGATCGCATTTGAGCACACAAAAATTCTTGATGATAAAACATTACGGCAAGAGCTTGAATTGCGCGGCTATGATATTACGACACTGACTTTTTCGATAAAAAAGAAATCCGTCAAACTACCCGCATAAGTAGCAGGCACCCACTTACCATTTTCTTGTGCTCTTAATTCTATGCTTACCTTCATACTGCAAAACACTTTTAGAATAAAGTGATTTAGAAAAGTTATACATACCTACGCAAAATATACATATCCATAAAGAGTACCCAAATATGTAGTCAAAAATTGGAATTTTATATTTTGGTAACGGGGTAGGTAAAAATCCGCCAGCTTGTAATTTTTTAATCTTTTCATCATTCAATTGGTAATATTTTTTAGGATCTCTATTACTTGATATTATATATCCTTGGTCTTTCAAATATACTCCTGCTAAAAAGAAATGAGCGGTAGTTCTATAGCCTAAATAAACAGGCTCATTATTTATTTTTAATGAATTTCCAGTTATTTCTTGGATTTTATGTAAATTATCATGTTTTCCAAAAGCGACAGCATAAGCAGATGTAGACACAAAAAGCAACGCGAGAAAACAGAAAACCATTCCGTTAAATATCCGCATTAAATTTCCCCTCAAAATCGCACGCACAACAACAGGCCGAAATGTAACTTAGTATTAGACTATATATAAAACAGGAAAATTAATGACAAAAAGATCGAATATCATTTTTGGCAGTATTTATATCGTTTTGATCTGTTGGAGCACCATTTTTGTGTTTTACAGCACCACTAATAACATTACGAGCAAGCCTGCAATCCGATGTGTCACGACTCTCTGGTGCTTCATGAGGCAGTGTAAGTGGACGAATATTATTCTTCATAAAAACAGGCGGGCGAGATTTTTGCATATTATTAAGCTTGTCTATTATGTCTTTCACTTGCTCAGTCGATGACTTTTGAGGTTGCGTACTAGCCGATGCTGGCGGAGCTGCAACTTTTACATTTATGATTTTAGACTCACCAGCATCCTCTTTATTTTCAGAGTAATGTGTATGGCCATTTGCATCGACCCATTTAAATATTTCCGCATAGCAAGTTGGAGCAAAAAAGATAAGAGCTAAGTAGGCACTTAATATGCCACGATTTATACTTGAACCTTTCATGTACATTAACTCATATTTCATCATTAACACATGTCTAACTACTCGCGTAAGGAGCAAGCACCAGAAGCGAGATTAAAAAGAAAGCCGTAATCACAGCTTTCAAAAATTGCACAATAATTGGCTAAGTGCTTGAGGCGCAAGTTAGACGTAGTAGAAAAGCATTACTTGTTCTTTCTGAGCTGCATTTATAAAATAATCTGACAATGTCTCAAATGAACCCAATAACGTCTCAAAATAAGACTCGTTACCAAACTCTTTGCCATGATATATTTCTTCTTCCGTACCTTTAATTTCTAGTTTTGATTTAAACTCAGTTGAATTAAATCTACGTCTAAACTCTTCAACACTAAATCTTTTTAATTTTTCTGCTATGCGTTTCACGTCAATAACCTCAAGATAAAACGCGTCTACTTCATCAAGGAAATGTGCCGCATCCAAATAATCAAGGGATACAGTGTTATCAAACTCCTCCCCGTAATCATTTTCATCAAACCAATTATTAATTAAAAAATTAACCGCATCAAACTCATAGTCTAAACCACAAGCATCATCTTCAGCATCATCGGTGATCTCTTCATAAACATCACTATCCTCGTGGATCTGTTCTAGCTGCTCTTTTGAAATCGCTACAAAATACATTCCCATGCCCATGACTTTACTCCAAGTCTAACTTAGTATAGACACCTACCGTAATGTGTCTGTTGAATTTTCCATAGGTGTATAACACATTTTCTCAGTCGTATCGAATCGAATTTAAAGAAAATGTATTTTGTAATTGGACTATTGCGAACATCAAACACACCTAAATAAATTGGCATTTTAGTATGTAATTAACTGAATAAAATCAGTAAGTGCTAACACATTTATAAAACTATAACCTATTGTTTTTTATATATATTAAAAAAACACACCTGCGGGTGACAAGGATAAGCCGTAAAAGTTTGACAAACATCCCAACGATAAAATACCCGCACAGTTGTAACCCCATAAAAGTGGAGGAGTGCATTTAATCCATAATAAGCCTATCCACCCGATAGGCTTTTTTCATGTTCACGCTTAACCCTAACGCGCAAAGCACAGCCATCAATGCCGAAGATATACAAGGCATGATAACCCATTGGCTTGCTACGCCCGTGAACGGCTATCTGGGCAGCGATTACGGCTGTGATGCTAAGTCACTACTGCAAAAAGCCTTACATTCAGGCATAGCAGATGCATTTATTGCCAAGATGAAAAAAGACATTCCTATCCTAAGCGTTATCCCCCAAGAAAATATCAGCCTGTATTCCATTCCAGAGCTACCCGACAAATTACGTTTATTTATCGCCATTGCAGGTATCACCACGGTAGAGATTAACCCATGACCACGAAAGCCCAATTTCTAGCCGCCGCCAGTGTTGAATTAGCCAATCCGCAATATGGCAAGATTGCCGCACTGTATCAGGCACAAGACCCGCGCATTGTCGCGTCTATTGGCGCAATGGCTCAAATGCTGGAGATGTACAGTGTTCAGCAAGACTTAGCCGAAACAGAGGTATTCATTAAAGCGCGTGATGCCACCGTCTTAGCCGATGCCACCTTAAAAGGGATTTTACCCTTGGCCAAGTCAGCCCAAGTACACGCCTTAGTGACGAACCCAAGTAGTAACCCGATTACCTTAGCCTACGGTCGGCGGTTATTGGATGATAAGGGGCGAGTGTGGCGCGTGGCCGCTACCTTAGTGGTTGCCGCCAATGGCACAGGTACGTTATTACTTAATCAAAACGAACTACGCACCATTAGCCATACCATCGCCAATGATGATCCGTTCTACACCATCACCTTGGCCAACAATGACGAAGGGCTTTATTTAGAAAACATTCGCATCAAGGACACGATAGGCAGTACCGACAACCTGTACGCCTATGCCCCTGAGTTTATGAATGTCTTGAACGGGGCGCGTGTCTATCACCTTGAAACAGACGAAGCACGGCAAGTCACGATTAGACTAGGCGCACAAGACGGAGCAAGCCTTGTCTATGGCTTTCAGCCACCCGTCAACACGGTACTCACCATTGAGTTGACCGAAACATCGGGACAGTTAGCCATTGGTACAGGGGCGAGCTTTAGCCTTGAGTACAGTAATAACGCCAATGAGGACGCATTAAAAATTGTTTCTACGGGTGTTAATTCATTGGGTAGCAATCCCTTATCGTTGCCCGTGTTGCGCCTGTTATCACGCTATAACGCCTTGTATGACCATGATGCGGTTTACCTATCAGACTTTGATTTTTTAATCAGGCGTTATCACGGTGACAGCATTAACTTTTTAGCGGTCTGGAATGAGCAAGTACACGAACAAGTCCACGGTTATAGTGCTGCCAATATCAATAAGCTATTTATTGCCGTACAAGCGAAAGACACACTGGAGCAAAGTAATC